TGTTTTACCAGTGATTTTTGCAGATCCAGTGCTTATAATATCCAATGAAGCATTAGCGTTAATTTTCATTGCACCTGTACTTGCTGCATCTAGTGTAGTATCTGCTTTAACACTCATAGATCCTAAAGATGACAAATTAAATGAGGTGCCTGCTCTGTCTTGGATTGTAGCAGTTGCATTTCTCAATATGCTGGTAGCAAACTGGTTAATATTTCCACTTGTTTGTATTTTTAAATCAGCATTGCTTTTCATATGTGTATCGCCGCCGAAACTTTGAATATATGTGCTTTTGCCTTTTATGTTTGCAGTAACTTTTGCACTTAAGAAAGCATCAGCATCTGATTTCAAATGCAATCCACCTTTGGCATAAACAAAGTACTCTTGGCTGTTTACATGAGAAGCATTTGTTTCTCTAAAATATTGCCCAACTTTTTCGTGCAACGATCCTTCAGTGCCAATGTGAATACCGCTTTTGCCTGACATGTTAACTTTTGCCGATGCAGCCATATTAATGTTAGCACCACTACTTGTGATATTAATAGCATTAGCACCATCAATGCTGATTGCTTTACCACTGGACATAGCCATGTAACTGTCTGCTTTTGCTGTAAAACCTTTACCTGCAACAAATGCAGTATAATCCATACTGGTAAAATCTAAACTTTGTCCTGCTGTAGTTTTTACTTTTTCACCTGCATTTATGTTAATGTTGGCAGTTGCATCAAAGTTAATATCTCTATCAGCAGTAAAGTTCATATCTTGGCTAGAATGAATACTTACACTGTCTTCTGCATAAATGTCAATTTTACCATTGCTGGTCATTTCAATCCAAGCAGTACCTTTTGAGTTTGCAATGTAAATTAAATCTTCTGTGCTATGAAGCAAAATTTGAGCGCCGGTTCTGCTGCGAATTCTAAACAACTCGTTTGCAGGTCTAACAACATCGCCAGTTTCGTTTGTGTTTTCAACATCAACATATTCTTTAGGAGTTTCGCCCGGATTTCCTACTCTTAAAATCTTGTCATCGCCGTCGTCCATAACAATGCTCCAGCCGCCTAAACGTGAACTAGGAACACTTGCTTCTTTACCTGTAGCACCACGCCCGTGTCTTGGAGCACCATCACGTTTATCCATTGGCCCCGGAGTACTAATACCAAACACTTGACTTGGTACTTCGCGTCTAGCACTACTGCTTGTTAAACCGCGAATATCATCTTCAATTAAGCCTGCTTCGCTTAGACTATCTTCAAAGTCAGTGTTTACAGGTTTTGGAAATCTTGTTGGTTGAGTTTCGCCTTCAGGATTAACAATTGCTTTGTTGTATTCTCCAACTGGTAATTTTTGTCCTCTATCGTTATTAATAGTAGATACTCTACCATCCGGAATCATAAAGTTTACAAAATCATCTTGAATACAACCTACCCAGTATCCAAAATCTCTTGCACCTTCAACCATCATAACAAGAACTTTTGTTCCAATGTCTGGCGGAACACCCCAAAAACCGTATGCTTGTTGTGATTCGCTATAAGTGTTGTTAGATCCAACATTTTGTAGTGGTGTTTGCCCGCCGTAAGGGGTTGCACGATGTGCAGTAATCAACTGGTTTGTTTCTTGATAATCGTTGCCTGCTTCTGTAATTTTTAAAAGCATAACTTTTAACGAACCCATAAACTTTTTGTCTAAATGACTTACAACACGACCAACATAAATGCCGGCTGGAATTCCTGCACTTGCAACTGGTGCAGCATCTGATCGTCTAGTGTTTCTAGTTCGTCTGGTTGGGGGACCTGCCATTAACGTCTTCTTCCTATGTTACTCAAATCATGTGTAATATTTTCAATACCACTTTTGATATTGTTTACATTTTTAACTACGCCGCCAATTGGCGATTTATTAATTGCATCTGATACTGCTGCTCTAGCAATACCTTCAATACCACCATTTAACAATCCTAATGTGTTATTAAGAGTGGCTTGTATATTTTTCACTTGCGAAAATGCACCAAACAAACCTTGTGCTAGTTGTTGTATTTGTTGACCGCCTAAAATATCTGCAAATTCAGTAATGCCTTTTTGCGAAAATGCAGTTGCAATTCTTTCTAATTCTTCTGCTTGTCGCAGCATTTGTTGGAATTCAAGTGTTCTGTTCGCTGCTTCGGTTGTTAAATTGCCAATTACCAAAGGCAAGTTACCAGATAGATTTGCTTCAACTACACTGTTACTTGCTTCAACAGAACTATTAGTTTGGTTGGGCATACGTGCTAAATTTAACGTTTGTGTAAACATACCATTATCAAAGTTGTTTTGGAATGTTATAACTCTATATATTCCACTAAATGCATTACCAGGATCAATTTGTACTAAGTTTCCGTTATAGTCAACACCTGTTCTAAATTGTATTAAAACATAAACTTCGTTTCTGCTAGGGTCGATTTTACCATCATTGGTAATGTTAGGATTACCTCCGCTTGGTGTAATAATATTGCCACAATCGCTATCCATAAAATAATAAGGATCGCCCCATATTTTTAAATCTAAAACAACGTTGTCAACATCACTGTTTAAAATTGCTCTGTTAAATGTGTTTGCAACATCTCTAGCCGCTGTGTTTGCACCTGTGCCAGGGCTTTCGTTGCCTACACCTGTTATCCTACTTGTAGTACCTGCGTCAGACAAGTTTGAACCGCTGTTATTTCCTGTATTTGGAACTGCTTGATTAGTTTGGCTTACTGTTGATACACCGCCGCCGCTGTTGTGCATGGTGTCATCTCTAGTTTGAGTCGAACGTCTTGCTAATTCTTTGTAAAAAGAGTTATCAATGTTAAATTCAAAGTTTATAATATCACTGTTTAAACCAGTGTATGTATATTGATATGTTTTTAATGCTTGTGCTATTTTTGGTTGATAGTTTTGATCTGACCATGCCGGTGCAATTCTACTTGCATCAATTTTATACGGAGTAACTCTATATATAAATTCGTATGAAGGTATGCCCGAGTTACCAATTTCTGCCAAATTCCTAATGCGTGTTTCGCTGTGAATCTTAAACCACGAAACATTTCCATCCGAATCAGGCACTTGATTTATCAAGTTTAATCCCCATTCGCTTGACAAGATAATCATCGAAATCATTCTTTCAATTTTTGTTCCTTGTTCAAATGTAAATTCTCTAGTTGTTGCATCAATACTCAAAGTACCTCGAGTAAAAACTTCATCTCCTTGTACTTGATCGTCACCTTCATCAAACACAAAAGGTTCAATACCAAAAGGGTTATTACCAAAATCATCAAAATTGCTTACAATAGCACTTTGTCCAATGTAGTTTACATTGCCGCCTGAGGCTAATGACGCTTGTTCAGTTCTTACAGCAACACGTTGATCGTTTGTACGTTGTCCTGGCAAACTTGCAACTGCGCCAGCAAGAGCAGGATCTACTTGTCCTGCACCAAACCCTGTTGTAATCGGTTGTCTATTTCTTTCTCGTTGTGCTTGTAAATCTGCTGTACTTCGAAACTCAGGAACTTCACTGCTACTGTTTGGATTAATAATATTTGTGTTAAGATTAGGAGGTGTAGTACCAGCACCAAAACTAGGATCTATAGGAAATTCAATAATATATCGATTTCCACTAACCACACTGTTACTTGCTTCTAAATCTTCTTGTTGTCTATTAAGTTCATATACTAAACTTGTCTCAGTTTCTCCTGCTAACATGCTGTAAACTGTTTCGCCTGCTAACGTGATGTCTGTTTGAACTTTGCTAATTTCATCTGTAAATGCTTGGTGATTCCAAGGAATAGCAGTTACAGTGTAAACACTACCACTTTGGTCAACATTGAATGTAACATTTATCAATTTTAATGCTAGTGTATGTGGTGGTTCTTGATGTGTATTTCCGTCATCATCAAATCCTACAAAATCGCATTGTAAACAAAACGGAACATCTAAATATCCACGTTGATTATTATATAATTGATCTGTTGCTAGTCTAATAGTTTGAAAAAACAAACCAACACTTAAAGGTTCGTAAACTTTAAACTCAATTTGAATATTATTTGCATTGCTTGTACCAGGGTTTGGAACAACCAAGTATTCAGAATTAACATTATCAATGTAATATTCTACATTTACACCCAATGCTTGTTCAGCAAACGTAGTTACACTTTTATCTGGAAATCCGCCACTTTGAATAATAGTTAAATCAGGACCATTTTGTCTATAAGTTTCAGGCTGATGAATATTTTGAGGTCCTATAACCCCAAATTTCCACCTATAATTGTAACTAGTATATTTGTGTAGAGGATTTGCTAGTGTCATTTTCCTAATACCGCATCAAGTGTTGTTTTTTGAGGTAATTTTATTCTCAGTCCAGGTACAAAATCAAAAACAGGATCTTTTAAACTTTCCATGTTTCTAATTGTAAATACCCACCATAGTTTTGCACTGCCATAAAGGTCAAATGCAAGTAAATCTGGTCTGTAAGCATACTGTGGTTCTATTTCATATGTAATATCGTTATCAACTGCTGGTATGTTTCTTTTTTCGTATAGTTCTAAATAGTTTCGATTTAGGTTTGTAAGATAATACGGACTGTTTTTTTCATACTGAATCATTAGATAAACCCTCCGTCAGTTTTTTGTCCAATGTAATCACCATGAATAAACTTGCCTAAATCAAACTGTCTAGTTGCATCTCTGCTGAATGCAGGTGCAACTGTAATGTTCAACGTACTCAATGTTGGAACATATGTATATGTACCGCCTGCTATTTGATTATTTGACGAAGTTGACGACAATGAACTAGCATCCAACGGTACTCTAATATAATCAACGTTGTTTGGCAAATCAATACTGAACATTTTTACAACAATAGGCATTCTGTCAAACATAAAATTACCATAGCCACTTAATGCTACACGTGGCGGTGGATGTCCTCTTAATTCTCCTTCGCCGTAAAACATTTTTGTAATGCTACGCATAAAATGCACAGCAGCAACCCAATATCTTCCGTCTGCTTCATTCTCAACAGGGAACTCACCACTGATTGTAATGTCTTCTACCATGCTGTTTTCGTATACAGGATATGGATAGTTTGTGTGAATCGGATGAAACATATTGTAATTGGCACTATGACTAACAAGTATTTGTGGAGTTGTTGGAAATACCATACTGTTATTACTGTATTTTAACGGATCTAACACAGGTGAACCTGCAAAAGAACTAGGATTAGCAGGCAAATGTATCCTTACACGCCAGTCGTCGCCATCATAATTGTCAGACGAAATAAATCGACCTTGAGATGCTACTCTTCTAGTAGGTGTTGCACCAGGTGATATGTTTCTACGTCTGTTTCCTGTCATCCATGCTATAGGATCAGATAAGTCTTCCAAGACTCGTTGTGCACCACTAGCAAAGTTTGATACATTACGTACAACATTTGAAGCATTGTTAACAACGTCTGATACTGTTTCAATAAAGTTAAAAAATCCCATGAATACTCCTTATAGTATTTAGTTGACAAAGATATGTGCGTAGTTTATAATAAATATAAAGTGTAGGAGAATCTATGGCTAGACGAGTAAAATATCTTAACAACAAAGACATGTTGGCTGAGATACACAAAAGTAAAATGAATTACAGCAGTTTTATTGAACCAGAATTTGCATACTATGATATCATTTTACCAAGTATTGATAAAATTAACATTAGAACTATTGCAGAAGCAAAACGTAACAAAGCAAAAAAACTTTCAACTATTGCTTATGAAGAAGCAAAAGCAGAAGGCAAACGTGTAAAAGTTGCCGACTGTGAAATTGACTATAAAACTATTGAAAAAAATGAATTGATTTTTAGAATCATGACATTTGATCACATTCCTGATGAACCAGGACGGAAAAAGAATCCAAAAACAATTGCAGATCGCAAAGTTAAGTTGCCGTTTCCTCCGTATCAACATTACAAGTTTGACGAAGATGACAATTTAATATGTGTAGGCAAAAGTCACTGGACTGGAGGCATGGAAAACGGATACTTTAGTTTAGATCACGGTAGAGCAACTAACGAACTTGCTAAAATGTGGATGAAACTTGTTGATAGATATGCAACAAGAGGCAATGTGCGTGGTTACACATACAATGACGAAATGAAAGGACAAGCAATCCTTCAATTATCACAAATTGGTTTACAATTTGACGAATCAAAATCTCAAAATCCTTTTGCTTATTACACTGCCGCTGTTACTAACAGTTTTGTACGTGTTATTAACCTTGAAAAACGAAATCAAAACATTCGCGACGACATTTTAGAAATGAATGACTTAAATCCAAGTTATACAAGACTACATCAAGGCGAATGGGAAGCAGCAGTTCGCAGAGAAGCCGAAAAAGAATAGGTTGACTTTGTAAAAATTACCATTTACAATGTAAGTCTACACGGAGTATAAATTTTGTTTAACAAAGCAGCAGTTTTTACCGACATACACTTTGGTATGAAAGGTAATTCTCGCATTCATAACCAAGATTGCGAAGAATTTGTCGATTGGTTTATTGAAACCGCACAAGAACACGGTTGTGATACTGCAATTTTTTGCGGTGATTGGAATCACAACCGTAACAGTTTAAATTTAACAACCATGGATGCAGGTATCCGCAGTTTAGAAAAACTAGGTGCAGCATTTGATAAGTTTTACATGTTTGCTGGCAATCACGATTTGTATTATAAAGACAAACGTGATGTTAAAAGCACAGAATTTGCTAGACACATTCCAGGTGTAACTGTTGTGGAAGAAATTACACAAATTGAAGATGTTGCACTTGTTCCGTGGATGGTAGGCGACGAATGGAAAAAAGTTGCTGCTATGGATTGCAAATACATGTTTGGACACTTTGAATTACCAAGTTTCCTTATGAATGCTATGGTAAGGATGCCCGATCACGGCGAATTAAAAGCAGAAAACTTGACAAAACCTGAGTATGTGTTTACCGGTCACTTCCATAAACGACAAAGTCAGAAGAATGTACACTACATTGGTAATGCATTTCCACACAACTATGCAGATGCATGGGACGACGAACGTGGTATGATGATACTCGATAGAGAAAATTCAGCAGAACCAATGTATGTTAACTGGGCAGACTGTCCTAAATACCGCACAGTTAAACTATCACAGTTGATTGATGAGAAAGACACACTGATCAAAAGTAAAATGTATCTAAGAGTTACACTAGACTTGCCTATCAGTTTCGAAGAAGCAACTTTTATCAAAGAAACATTTATTAAAGAATACAATTGTCGTGAGATTACACTTATTCCACAGAAGAGTCTCGAAGAAATAAGCACAGATCTTGACATTGAACAATTTGAAAGTGTTGATCAGATTGTTAGCAACGAAATATTAGCAATTGACAGTGAAAACTTCAACAAGTCCTTGCTATTAGACATATACAACGGGTTAGAATGATTAAAATTAAAGATCTTACAGTAAAAAACTTTATGAGTGTGGGTAATGTTACCCAAGCAGTTGACTTTGATGAAGATCAACTAACTCTAGTGCTTGGTGAAAACTTGGATCAAGGTGGTGACGATAGTGGATCACGAAACGGTACAGGTAAAACAACCATTATTAACGCATTATCTTATGCATTGTACGGTCAAGCACTAACAAACATTAAACGTAACAACTTGATCAACAAAACCAACAGCAAAGGCATGTTGGTTACACTCAACTTTGAGAAAAACAACATACAATACCGCATTGAACGTGGTAGATCACCTAATGTACTCAAGTTTTACGTAAACGAACAAGAACAATCACAAGAATTTGACGATAATAGTCAAGGTGATAGTCGTAAAACACAAGAAACTATTAACGATCTGCTGGATATGAGCCACGATATGTTTAAACATATTGTAGCATTAAACACATATACAGAACCGTTCTTAAGTATGAGAACTAACGATCAACGTGCTATTATCGAACAGTTATTAGGTATAACAATACTATCTGAAAAGGCAAACTTGCTAAAAGAACAAGTAAGAGTTACTAAAGATGCTATTACTACTGAAAATATGCGCATTGAAGCCATTAACAGCAGTAATGAAAAGATTCAAACCAGCATTGACCAACTTGTTAATAGACAAAAAGCATGGAAAAGCAAACAAAAGACTGATATTGAACGTTTAGAAAAGGGTATCAGTGAGTTAGAACAGTTGGATATCGAAAAAGAATTGGATAGCCACGACAAACTGCAAAATTGGAACGAACTTAACACTGCTATTGCTGCTTTAAACAAAGAAAAAGCAACATTAGAGAGTGCTTTGATGCGAGCAACCAAGAGTGTAGAGAAAGCAGAGAAAGATATTGCTGATCTAGACGATGCAACTTGTTATACATGCGGTCAAGCACTACATGAAGACAAAAAAGCAGAGATTCTTGCAACAAAGACCAAAGATCTGCAAGATTCAATGGCATATCAAACAGAAGTTGGCGAAAAATACCGTACAGTGCTGAATAATTTAGATGATATCGGTGATATCAACGGTAGACCGTCTACATTCTATGAAACTGCTAAAGAAGCATATGAACATAGAAACAACGTAGATAACTTGCACAAAACTTTGGTAAGTAAAACGCAAGAAGAGGACCCGTACCAGGCTCAAATTGACGATTTAACTAACACAGCATTACAAGAAGTTGATTGGACCACTGTAAATCAGTTGAACAATCTAAAAGAACACCAAGAGTTTCTCCTTAAACTCCTGACTAACAAAGATTCTTTTATTAGAAAGAAGATTATTGACCAAAACTTGGCATATTTGAATGCAAGGCTAACATATTACTTAGATAAAATAGGCTTACCACATCAAGTAGTGTTCCAAAACGACCTAGCAGTTGAAATTACACAACTTGGACAGGACTTGGACTTTGATAACTTGTCAAGAGGCGAACGCAACAGACTAATACTTGGTCTTTCGTTTGCATTCCGTGACGTTTGGGAATCATTGTATCAAAATATCAACTTGTTGTTCATTGATGAGTTGATCGATAGCGGTATGGACACTGCTGGTGTGGAAAATAGTATAGGCATACTGAAGAAAATGACTAGAGAGCGTAACAAAAATGTGTTCTTGATTAGTCACAAGGATGAATTGGTAGGCAGAGTAAACAATGTGCTTAAAGTTATTAAAGAAAATGGCTTTACCACATACGAAAATGATATTGAAATTGTAGAATGATCGAAGATGACACTCACGATAAACTAATACTTGCTGTATTAGATTATTTTGCACTAAATGAAATCTTTCAACAACGTCCTGCGGAATTAAAACGCCGCAAGGTACGTAAAAAGTTGAGTGAAATTCAAAAGTTGTGCAAAGTTCGTCGTGATGAAATCATGGAAGAGCATATTAGAAGCATAGAAGACGGCAGAAAAAATAATAATCCAAAAAAGGCACGTGAGGTACTTGCAAAGAAGTAATTAATGTATGAGTTGGACATACAAAGGTAAACAAATTGACACAATACCAGATGAGTACGAAGGATTTGTTTACTTGATTACCAACTTAACAGACAATCGCAAGTACATAGGCAAAAAATTAGCAAAGTTTAAAACAACCAAGCCACCACTTAAAGGCAAAAAGAACAAACGCAGAGGCCACAAAGAATCAGATTGGCAAACTTACTGGGGAAGTTCAGATAAACTTAATGAAGATGTACAAAATCTAGGCGAACAAAACTTTTCTCGTGAAATACTTTACTTTTGCAAAAGCAGAGCAGAAATGAGTTACATTGAAGCACGAGAACAATTTGATAGGCGTGTATTAGAAACAGATGAATATTACAACGGCATCATCAATGTAAGAGTTGGTGGTTCACAAAAACTACGCCAGGCACTACTAGAACACAAATAGGCTACATAACGGACCCAATTGACGAAAGTCCTCCAAAATCCAGCCGAGGTAAGGCTCGTAGCCGGTGGTATGGAGTGTCCGCGTGAAGAAGTATACGATAGGCTTTAAAAGATTTGGGCTCTGTGAAACAGATACAACCCAAGGGTAAGTGTTTTCGCTTGTTAGGGAATAACTGCCTTCCGTTGATATGACGAATCTAGAGTAGGGGGATACAGGTCAACCGCCTCCGACAATAGGTTGCAAACTATATTTTAAGAATATAGTTTTGAAACTATTGAATCTCTTATAACAAGATGGCTGAAGCGACTCGAATAATGCGCAAAACCATGTTCGCCCGGCAACGGGCGAATTATGACTTCACAATCTGAATAATACTAAATGCATATGCTTACGCATATGCCTTAACTAGTACTATTATCACAAACAAATAGTTCGTGTTGAGCGATAGCGATAACACAGATGAACGTTAGTTCATCTTAAATGTATAAATAACTATAACAACTTTACACTTAAGGACTATTCGCTATGCAAGTATATCAGATTATTGCTGAGGATCATGAAATTGATGAAGCAATTCCTTTTACTAAAAAAGCACGTATGATGAAGCAAGCCAAAAAGGCTGCTAAGGGTGCTACTAAAGATGAAGCACGTCAGATAGAAGTAGAACTACTGACTTATCTAAAAACATCAAAACAGAAAGCAACTGCTGATGCTGTTTTGAAATACTTTGATCAAAAAGGTTTAGGTAATGTTGCTGCACCAATTGTCAAACAGTTCAAGACTAAAGGAAACAAAGCAGCAGATAAAAGTGCTGCCCGTCAAGCAAAAGCACAGGCAGCAGGTGCAGCCGCAGCAAAACTAGGCGGCATGGCTAAAGTTGGCGCACAAAAAGCAGGTGCTGCAATTGGTAAAGCAGCAACAGCAGCAAAAAATGCAAGTGGTGTTGTTCCTGCAGGACAGTTGGGCGGAGCAAAGCCAACATTTAAAAGTGTAAGAGCAAATGCAAGCATGTACGAAGCAGAAGGTGAAGACATCTTGACAAAGCGTGAAGTGCGTAAAATTATCAGTGATGTTGTTGCAAAAGGTTACGGCGGCTCTGCTGGATTTGACAAGAGTAGATTTGCTCAAGACGAACCAAAAGCAAGTTTTAAGTCAAGTCAAACATCTCCTGATGTAGATGCAGCAATTGACATGCTTACCAAAGCCGGTTACAAAATTACAAAGTAATTAAAAGAAAGGCTGCTGAGTTTTCTTAGCAGTCTCTAAATTTTCCTCAATCAGTTTACTCATAACTTCTCGATCTTCGGGAGTTGTTTCATGCGCTTCAGTATAACTTAACCCTCCACGCATGTACCAACAGATTCTACTAAGGTCAAACTTGATTTGCTTGACGGAATTGTCTAGGATCTTAACTTCTTCCATGATTTCGTCAAGTGATAAAGTTAAGATCCTGAGGCGAAAAAATTTGATTGGTCAAAAGTAAATGGTAACTCAAATGTTTTTGGAGCACCAGATGCTTGTTCCTCTTCGGTAGTTGTAATTGTAAACGGTTTGATTTGAAATTTTTTTCTTTGTTCGTCAACGTGTTTCAAAATTGCTTTGTAAACTCCAGTATCTGCATTTTCTAAAAATTCTCTAATGTGTACAGGATTTACAACTGTTTCATCACCTATAGTAATACTTTTTACATTGTTAAAAATAGTTCCAATATTAATTTCAGTTAGTCTATTAAAACTTTCGTTAAATCTTGAAAGTTTATCAATTTCTGATAAGTCTTCGTTGTCAATAGTTCTAAACAACCGTTGTTCTTCAAAAGTTTTTAATGCATTATCAGTGAATGATTTGTAGTTACCTGGTACAACTTCAAAAGTAAATTCGTTGTGTACACAAACTGATTCATACGGTTGTGTAGTAATTTGATCTAGTAATTGTGTTAGGTCAACTTGAAATGCACGTTCTGAATTGGTGTTAGGAATAGTAAATTCCAAATCCATCATTTGACCGTAAGTTGCAATCCTAATAGCAATAAGAATTGCGTCAATATCTATACTCGGAATGCTCCAACCTTTTTTGATATTGGGCATACAATTTTCAATAACACTCACTGTGCTTTGTCCATTTAACAATGCATCAGGTGTTTTGAACATGATTTCATCTTTAGCCGTCATAGCATAAACAGGAAACTCCATTGTTTCAGTTGGTTCTAATGTTCCCTGAGGGTAAAAAGCACCGTTGCTAGGCAATTTGATAAACAGTTTCGGTTGTCTAAAGTGCTTTGCTAACGGATTTGAAGACGTATTGTCCATTATATTTTCTCCGCATAAATAATGTATAGTATATATCTATCATATTTATATGCGCATATAACTTGGAAGTGTAAGTTTGGAAGAAGTTGAAATTAAGAATTATGGCAGGGGCGGTGTTGCCAGTGAAGCAACATTGCAATTACTGCTTGACGCAACTAGAAGCAATAGTGCAAGTGCTTCTGCGGCTGCAAGACAGCAGCAGC